TTCCGATGCGGAGCAGAATGCAGCGAAAAGCATATTTATTGTTCTCGATGGGTTTCTCACTTGCGGTTACCCGTTTGGCGTTTGCCATCATCTCGCAGAGCTTGCACACGAAGGTGCTGTAAGCCTGAACCTGTTCGGGCGTGGATTCGCAGCCGAACCAAGGGAAGGAAACCTTCTCGTCATCCGTTTTGATGGGAAGCTCATCCGCGCCGAAGGCCTCGCAGAAAAGGTCGTGCTTGGCTTCGACGTACTTTCTGAGGTTTGCAAGTCCCTCGTCACCGAGCTTTGCTTTCGGGTAGGCGATGGAAAGGACGTTCTTTTCAGTTTCGACCTCCGCTTCGTAGCCCCGCTCCATCAGGGCTTCAATGAGCTGCTCGACCTCGTCACTGTCGGCGCGGTCATCAAAATTCAATGCCCCACTTTTATCGACCGTGAAGTAGTCGATCTGGTAGGCGCAGGACGGAACACCGAGGTACTTCGCATCGCATTCCAGTATTTCAGCGATGGTCTGCACCAGCTTTTTGCGTTCCGCTCCGGTCACGTTGTAATTGATTGTCATGGGTAAAATCCTCCGTTTTTCGTATTCCGCAGGGGCTTCGCCCTTCGGTGTGTATATAGATCACTCTACTCGGTACAGAAGTCAACGACTATGTACGAGATATATCAGAAAGTTCACATCTTTCTGACCGGAAGATTTACTGCCCGAACTTCATATCCATATAAAAAGCGGCATCCGGCACAGCCTTTTCAAAAGCTGTCAGATACCGCATCGCCGAACTGTTCTCACCGTTGGCAAGAGCAAATTCCCGCAGGGACTTCTTTTTGAAGAACCCAGGCTGATTGCACCAACGAGCAATGGTGATATACATCCCGCGCCAGGGGCTTTCGGTGTACCGGTTGAACCGCATCACATACGGCAGACACCGATATTTCATCAGGAGTTCGATTCGCTTGAACAGGTCGATGATGTCCTGTCGCCAGAAGTCCACATCCCACTTGTCTGTACGGTCGAAGCCGCAGAAGCAGTAGAACTTCGGCACGGCGTTGGTGTACTTCCTTATCAGTTTCAGCTTTTCTTCGATCAGCGGCATATCCGCTATGTTATCGAAAGCGAAGATATAATCGCCGTCATAGTTGGAGTGGAACAGTACCTCGCATTTTTCTTCGGTCAGGAGCCGCTCATCCAATCCCTGCTTGAACTGAAAGGGTCTGCCGGTTACCTGCAGGATTTCCAAAAGCATCCGCCAGTTGGAACAGCCAAAGAAGTTATCGTCCAGAAGACAGATTTTCGGGCGGCTTTCATCGTAGAACTCAAACAGCGGGCTGTGCATCCGAACGCGGCTGTAGTTTTTGTTCACGCAGAAATCGCAGTGCCGGAAGCACCCACGGGTCAGGAAGCCGATAGAGTAATCCGTGTAATAGGAAAACTCGCTCGGTTTCTTTCCGCTGGCAATCTGCTCTGCGACCCAGCCATCATACAGATGGTAATCCGGCTTGTGATGCTCGACCTCGTCCGGCAGTTTCGGTGCTTTGTCATAAAAGAAGCCGGTGCCGCCGAAGCTCACATTGGATAGCTTCAGAACGGCATCCGGCACTTCCGTATCCGTGAAAACCTTGGAAATATAGATGTTGTCGTACTGCTCTAAGTCATCATAGTCGGTTTTCAGCGTCACATCGTTTCCGCAGTCTTTGTGATACCCGGACAGCTTCATACAAGCGAGGTTCGGAAACCTGTGCCGCTTTCTACCGATGAGGTCAGCGTCAATGATTGCTATCTGCATCAGATGTCTCAACCTCCTTGACGAGGTCGGCATACATCAGTTTCTCACCGTTTCGCTCCACAAAAATATCCTCCGGAGCAATGCCGTTCTCAACGGCACGGCGGAGGATAACGGAAGCGTATTTTTCGTCCAGCTCCATGGTGTAGCAGATGCGACCGGTCTGTTCGCAAGCCATCATGGTACTGCCGGAACCGCCGAAGGTGTCCAGCACGATGCCGTTCTCCTGCGTACTGTTCCCGATGGGATAACACAGAAGATCCAGCGGCTTGGAAGTCGGGTGATTGGCGTTTCGTTTCGGCTTGGCAAAGTTCCAGATGGTGGTCTGCTTGCGGTCGGAATACCACGGATGTTTGCCGTTCTGCAGGAAACCGTACAGCACCGGTTCATGCTGCCACTGGTAGTCGCTCCGTCCGAGGACGAGGCTGTCTTTCACCCAGATGCAGCAACCGGCGAGATGGAATCCGGCATCAATAAAAGCCTTGCGGAAATTCAACCCTTCGGTGTCAGCGTGAAAAACGTATGCCGCCGCGCCTGCGGAAAGGAATGCCGCCGCAGCCGTGAAGGAATCATAGAGGAACTGATAAAACTCCTCGTTCTTCATGCTGTCGTTCTGAATCGTCAATCCGCTGGAACTTTTGAAAGACACCCCATACGGAGGGTCGGTCAGAAGTAGATTTGCTTTCTTTCCGTCCATCAGCTTGGCAACATCGTCCAGACTGGTAGCATCGCCGCAGACGAGGCGGTGCTTGCCGACTGTCCAGACATCACCCTTTTCAACAAAGGACGCTTTTTCAAGTGCCGCCGAGAGGTCGAAATCGTCATCCTCGGCTTTGGCATCTTCGTCCTTGAAAAGGTCGGACAGCTCTTTATCATCAAAGCCAGTCAGCAGAAGGTCGAAATCCTCTGCCTGTAACGCTTCCAACTCGACACGAAGGAGCTGTTCATCCCAGCCCGCGTCCATCGCCATGCGGTTGTCGGCGAGAATGTACGCCTTTTTCTGTGCTTCGGTCAGATAATCCACCAGCACACAGGGTACTTCGGGGATGTGTTCTTCCTTTGCGGCAATAACCCTTCCGTGTCCGGCGATGATGTTCATATCCTTGTCGATGATGACAGGATTGATAAAGCCGAACTCCCGCAAAGAAGCCCGAAGCTTATTGATCTGCTCCTGGCTGTGGGTACGGGCGTTATTGATATACGGTATCAGCTCTCCGATGGGGATGAGCTTCATTTCGGTGGTTGTCTTCATACAAGCCCCCATTCCGCGAACTTCTCGAAGCCGCCGACCTTGTTGATGTAGGCACGGGCGATCTCCACGATTTCGCTGTAAGGCTTGCCATCCACGGTGTCGTCACCGATGGCACAGCAGAGTTCGACTGGCTTGCCGGTTTCCTGGGCTTTGAGCCATGCGTAGATATTGACCGACACATCGGCTTTGGAGAGATCCTTGCCGTGCAGACCGCCGCCGGTCACGCTGTCAGCCATATCCGAACCGAGCTTTCTGTTGGTCGCGCCGGAATCTACATCCGTACCGCCGGTCCAGTCACCGAGCGGATTGATTTCAGCACCACGGTACATTTTGCGGAGTGCGCCGGTCTTGGCATTGCTCTGACAGATGATCAAGCGATCACCGTCAAGGATGTACTTGCCGTCATACGGGTACGCAGTGAAAATATCCCGTGCGACCTTCGACAGCTTTTTCTGTTCCTCAGTGACGGGAACACCCTTGAAGATGCCGTTGTCACCGCAGCGGAAACCGTTCTCCTGATTTCCCGCGAGGATAGCGTCCTGCGGATGGATTTCGGGAATGACGGCGATCCGTCCGGCGATGCGCTGAACGATACGCTTGATCTGCTCCGCAAAAATATCCACGCTGGTTTCGACGATCACATAGCAAACGCCGTGACCGAGCAGAACTTCGACTGCAATGCGCGGGTTGTCGGCCTGCTTGTACGCAAGGTCAACGATGGCACCGGCAATGCGATCAGCCTGTTTGTCGGGATGCCCCGGATTTACTTTTTCATACATAAAACTTATCTCCGTTTCTAAAACTTTTTATTTACCTCTGGAGGACAAAAGTTTCTCCATCGGGTCTTCGTCATGAGCGCCGCCGAACTCGGTGCTGCAGTTTTCCAGAACGATCTGATGAATGCGATCCCACAGGCTGTTGGCCTGTTTCATATAATCCTTGGCGATGGAAACGTAGGGCGAGATGATGGCGTTGCCCTGCGAGTTCTTCGCAAGGAAGCCGTAGGTGGAGATGGCGCGTTCGCACTGAACCATTCGCGCCGCCGACAGAGAGTAGTGCTCCACCAGCTCCGGCGATACGAATTGCTCACATTTCCGCTTTTTCAGCCATTCCCAGACCTCGTCATAGATTTCCTTGGCGATAAACGCCTCGCCGTTCTTCTGCGGGTCGGTCAGATATTCTTTTGGATTGGGGATTTCCATCCCTTCCAGTTCGGTGTAGTTTTTCAGAACCCTGATAGGGCGTTTGCCCGGATTGCCTTCAAGCACTTTTTCACTGAGGGCTTTTCTGGGTCTGCCGCCGCTTCCGGGCTTGGGTCCTCGCTTTCCCATTTGAGCCTCCTGAAACTTTCTAAAACTTATTACTTTTGGAAAAAAACTTATGCGAAAATCTGCACGAGAGGGGGCGCCGTTTTCCGCAGGGCTGCCTGACAGAGATTCAGACCGCCCCTCCCGTCAGCGGTCACCCAGCTCCACGTGCCGTCTGTTGTGACAGCCACGGCACAGCGAGACGAGGTTGTCCCGTGCGTGGGTACCGCCGCGACTGATGGGAACGATGTGATGGACTTCCTCCATCGGTACGGCTCGACCGTCACGCAGACAGTCCTCGCACAGCGGGTGCGCCTTGGCGTAGCTGTCACGGATGCGCTTCCACGCTCTTCCGTACTTCTTGTGAACGTCGGGACTTCGCTCGTATCTGTCGTAGCGTCTGCGCATCTCTTTCTCGTGCTGTTCACAGTACTGACCGTCGGTCAGGTTGGGACAGCCGGGGTATCCGCAGGGCTTCATCGGTTTCTTCGGCATATTGACTTCACCTTCTTCCATATCAGACGCAGCTTGAAGCGAATCATGTACCAGCACTGTTCGGCAGCTCCGACTTTTCGGTACGGCATTTTTGACACCTCCAATCTGCGGGCATAAAAAAGAGGCCGCCGGGATAATTCCCAGTGACCTCATCGTATGGCTTTCGCCTATTATAAGTATAGCAGATCCTTGACAGGCTCACCACATCTCACAGACTATCATTGACTATCACGGACTATCATTTTTCGGAACCCTGATTAAGCTCAGAGCAGCGGAGTGCCATCTGTAGACAGTAGCGATGGAAACACAAAGTTCGTCCGCTATGTCTTCCCATGTTCTGAAGTTGAAATAACGCATGACCAGAAGGCTCTGGTACTCCTCGTTTTCCAGCTTCTCAATGGCAGTCATGATTTCACCCTTCAGAACACTCTGCTTTGTACGGAGGTTTCGGATCTGCTCATCGACCTCCGCCTTTTTCTCGATCCAGTACACAAACGGCGCATCGGTTCTTCTGCTGTGGTCAACCTTGATGCCGTCGTAGTTGGGACCGGGGATGCTTCCCGCAAGGCTCTCAAATTCTGCCGACTTTATTTCTTTTGCCTTTATTCTTTGTTCTATTCGGAACACCTGGCTTAAATATTCTCTCGGTGTCATACTCATATTTTTCTTTCTCCTCCGTCAGTTTTTGAATCATTTTTTCAGCCGGTATATTCGTCAGCGCGGTGTACCAGTCGGACTTCACGAATTTCAGAATATCCAGCATATCGGCTTTGATGGCATCCACGTCACCTTTGCCGGAAGCAAGCTTCTTACAGTCATCGCACCAGTCGCGGTACGCCTGCATGACGATAGCCGCAGCAAGCTCCTCGTAACCGTCGCTCATCGCATCACCGCCTTCACCGCATCAATCAGTGCGGACTGGGTGGCGTCTTTCTGTTTCAGGGCTTTGGCGATACGCTCATCGATGGTATCCTTCGTTACGATATGGATTACCGATACAGTCCCGGATTTCTGACCCTGACGATACAGCCTGTCAACGGTCTGTTCGTAAAGTTCCAAAGACCAGGTCAGTGAAAACCAGACGATGATATTTCCTCCGGACTGGAGATTGACACCATGTCCGACTGCGGCTGGCTGCAGTAAACCTACCTGCAGTTCCCGGTTGTTCCATCTGCGGATGCTTTCGCCGGTGTCGATTTTGGCATAGGTGACACCCAGCTCTTTCAGTCTTTTTTCGATTCGGTCATAATCGTGCTTGAACCAGTAAGCTACCAGAACCGGACTGCCGTTTGCCGCCTCGATAATATCCTCAAGGGCATCCAGCTTTTTACTGTGAATCCCCGTGACCGTTCTGTCATCGGCGTAGACAGCGCCGTTTGCCATCTGGCAGAGTTTGTTTGAAAGCGATGCCGCGTTTGCCGCCGTGACCTCTCCTTCGGGAAGCTGAAGGATGAGGTCTTTTTTCATGCTCTCATAATGCTTTGCTTCGTCCGCGTCCATTTCGACTTTATAATCTGACTCCACCAAGTCCGGCATTTTCAAATGGTCTGCTGATCTCATCGAAATGGTGATGTCGGAAATCCTGCGGTAGATTTCATCCTCTGCGCCGGGAAGCGGCTTGTAGGAATAAACGATAGGACCGTTGCATCTGTCGGGTCGGAAGAAAGCGGTACGGTACTGCCCGATAAATCTTCCCAGGCGTTCACCCATGTCAAGACAGCGGTATTCGGCAAAGAGATCCATCAAACCGTTGCTGCTTGGTGTGCCCGTCAGCCCGATGACCCTTTTCAAAAGCGGGCGAACCTTCATAAAT